GGTTGATCGCGCCAATTCTGGCTAGGTCAGCCAAGATACGCGAACGCAATCAGCGCATCAAAGCACAAGTGGACAAAATGTTTCCGGAGTTAGCATGACACCCATTGAAAAATTCACAACATTTATAGATGACAAGCCCAGATTCTTTAAGAAAGACAAGATGTGGTTTATCAATAACTGGCACGTGGTTGAGGCGTTTGAAAGTGTTGCGCTGCGCCTTATCTCCATGGGACGCAAGCACTACTCAGCCCGCACCATCGTGGAAGTATTGGTTCATCAGAGCAATGTCAGAGAGATTAACGGAGAGTTTAAGATTGGCAACGACAACGCACCAGACTTAGCCCGTGTGTTTGTTGTATTGCATCCAGAGTGGGTGGACTTCTGGGAGTACAGAAGACCAGACTGGACAGCATTCAAAGCCCAGTTTGAGAAACCCGTGGAGAGAAAGTGAAAGAGTATTTAACGAATCGCCTAGCAGCTTTGCGTAGGCTATACCGAGACACCGGTGAGGGCGAATACCTTTACCGCACTTTAGAAATTCAGCGTGCCTTGTTGCAGATCGCAATAAAGGAGCGCCCAGAGACGGCAGCAAACGAGCCACGCACTAAGTGGCAAAAATTAACTACGAAAGGAAAGACATGAACCCCAATGACCACCAAGTAGGCGGCACACACTACAAAGATATGGTAGTGCAGCCGTGGGAAGTGATGGAGCGATTACTCACGCGCCAAGAGTTTATCGGTTACTTGAAGGGCAATATCATTAAATACGGTATGCGTCAAGGCTTGAAAGACTCCGATGACGGTGGCAAGCTGGCGCATTATGTTGCCAAACTGGACGAAGTAATTGGCGGCAAAGCTCCCTTCTAAGAGGATAAGAAATGAGCGAAGCACAACTAAACATCTGGGAAAAAGCACTGGGTTGGCGCAAGCGTCAGATGATAATGAAACAGCTTGATCCAGTATCAAACAAGATTAGAAACGACACCTTGGAGGAGGTGGCCAAAGAGTTTGATGGCATGAAGAATGGTGGGGATACTACTCAGAGTTTTGCTGTATATGTACGCGCCATGAAGCGAAAATAAAATTAAAATATCACCATAACAAAAGGAAAAAAATGAAGGTCAGCATAGACAGTATCCGCATTGACGGAGGCACACAAACCCGTGAGCTAATCAACGAGACAACGGTTGCACAGTACACGGAAGACTTGTTCAATGGGTGCATATTTCCGCCCATAGAAATCTTTGACGATGGCGTCCACAAATGGTTGGTCGATGGATTCCACCGTTTGTTTTCACACAAGCGAGCAGACTTTAAAGAGATAGAAGTTAAAGTCCACCAAGGCACACTGAGAGACGCGCAGCTCTATGCTCTAGGTGTGAACGACAAGCATGGTTTGCAACGAACCAATGCAGACAAGCGCAAGGCAGTCATGATTGCGCTCAATGATTTGGAGTGGCAGGATTACAGTGATACCCAGATAGCCAAGATTTGTAATGTGTCAGCTACTTTTGTGGCCAAGTGTCGCAAGCAAGCCAACATCGAACGGCCTGCTGAGAAGACTTACACAACCAAGCACGGTACAGAAGCCAAGATGGACACCACCAAGATTGGCAAACCAAAGACTGAGACAACAGTAGCCACCGCGAAGCCCAAGGTTGAGCCCGCACCAGTGACGGAGTTGGCACCACTTGAGAAGTACATTTCTACCGAGGGTGATCAGCTTAACGAGTTGTCCCATGTCAATGCGGAGTTGCATGCGGAGAACCTGAAGCTCCAAGACAAGATGACTGTGTTGTCTGGCGACCAGGAAAGTATCAACGCGCAGTTTGAATCATTGCGTTCACAGATCACAGGGTTGGAGGCGGAGATGAAGGCCGTCAAGAATTCCCGTGATCAATTCCAAGCCAAGAATGCTGACCTGATAAAGCAGGTTAACTACTGGCGTAAGCGTGCAGAAAAGGCAGAGAAGACAAAGTAACCCGATGCTGGGCGGTTTCCCAGTTGTATTAGGAGGATTGAATGTTAGAACTACGCACCCACCAACAGGAAGTGGTGGATCAACTGTCTCAGGGATTTAAAGATGGCCACCGCTGCCAACTGCTTTACGCACCCACTGGGTTTGGCAAAACAGAAGTAGCGATGTCCGTCATGCAGAAGGTATCGCAGAACTACAAGAAGACCGCAATGGTCTTGGATCGTATCGTTCTGGTAGAGCAAACCAGTCTGCGTTTAGGTAAGTACAAGATACCCCACGGGGTTATGCAGGCACAGCACTGGCGTTATCGTCCGATGGAGCGCATACAAATATGTTCTGCTCAGACGTTAGAGAAACGCAAGATCATTCCAGACATTGACTTGATGATCATTGATGAGTGCCACATCCAACGCAAGGGTACAGTCCAGTTAATCAAAGATAACCCGCAGCTCAAGGTCATTGGCCTGACCGCCACGCCATTTACCAAGGGCTTGGGCAACATCTACACCAACATCGTAGGCGCGTCCACCACGGGCGATTTGATTGAGAAGGGTTGGCTTACAGCTCTGAAGGTGTTCATTGCCAAAGAGATTGACATGACGGGGGCTAAGAAGATCGCAGGCGAATGGTCGGCAGATGAGGTGTCCACCCGAGGCATGCAGATCACGGGTGACATTGTGTCTGAGTGGGTTAAGAAGACGCACGAGATATTTGGCAAGCCACGCAAGACCATTGTGTTCTGCTCTGGCGTAGACCACGGCAGGGATTTAGCTAAAGAGTTTGGTCAGGCGGGTTATAAGTTTGTGTCCATATCGTACAAAGAGGACGATGAGTTTAAGCGTGCCACTATTGAAGACTTCGCCCGTCCAGATACCACCATCCATGGATTGATTGCTACCGATATCTTGACCAGAGGGTTTGATGTGCCAGATGTGATGATCGGTGTGTCAGCAAGGCCGTTCAGGAAATCGTTTAGCTCTCACGTTCAGCAGTTGGGTCGCGTCATGCGCCCGCACGACACCAAAGAGTATGGCGTTTGGTTAGATCACTCGGGTAATTACCTACGTTTCCGTGAAGACTGGGACAAGTTGTATGCGGATGGCGTGACTGAGTTGAAGGAAAGCGGAGAGACTGCCAAGACAGAACCCAATGAGAGGGAAAAGAAGCAGTCCAAGTGTGCGTCATGCGGATCGTTGTGGACGTCACCCACCAGAATCTGCGCCCACTGTGGGTTTGAACGTCCCAATATGCGAGAGGTTAGCCAAGTCCCAGGTGAATTGCGTGAGTTGGAAGCGGCTAATCGCAAGCTCCACATCGACAATCAGGACTTCTATTCTCAGGTTTTGTTCTACGCAAAGACACGAGGATACAAAGATGGATGGGCAGCGCACAAATACAAAGAGAAGTTTGGCGTCTGGCCACGGGGATTGCAGGAGAAGATGCACCCACCATCCCTTGAGACAATGGGTTGGATTAAATCCCGCGTGATTGCATACGCTAAGGGACGTTCCAAATGAACTTCCACCAGTTTGCAGAAACCCACGGGCTCATCATTAACAATCTGGTCATGGACAAATGGATGCGAGTCCCGACCATCGACCACCCAAACAAACGCAACGGAGCGTATATCTTTGACGGGCAGTCTGGTGCAGTCCAGAACTGGGCAGTCCATGAGAAACCTATTTCGTGGCACTCCAAAGAACCATTTAAACCTGATCCAAACTTTGCTGCAAAGCGGGAGAAAGCCACCCAAGAGAAGATCGCACTCCAACAGAAGGCGGCACAACGCGCCCACCAGTTGATTAAAAATAGCGTGATGGGTCAGCATCCTTACTTGGTTAAGAAGGGATTTGATACAGCCAAAGCGTATGTGTTGGAGGACAAGCTCGTCTTGCCCATGCGCGTAGACCAGAAGTTGGTCGGCTGCCAGATCATTCAGCCAGATGGAACAAAGAAATTCCTGTTTGGTCAGAGGACTAAAGGCGCGTCTCTCACCATAGACAATAAAGGTCGGGACATTCTGTGCGAGGGGTTTGCCACCGCGTTGTCTGTCAGGCGTGCGCTCAGAGAATTGAAAGAACGATACACCATCCATGTGTGTTTCTCTGCGGGCAATATGTTGGAAGTGGCTAAAGGGAAGATGAACCCGTTGGTCATTGCTGATAATGATCCAGTTGGCTTGCGTGTCGCAAAGAAGATCGGGGAATACTGGGCGTCCACCAGAGAGGGCGAAGATTGTAATGATATGGAGCTGAGAGAAGGGACTGCAGCCGTCTCCCAGTCTCTCATTGCATTTCTAGGACGTTAGGGTGCGCTGCTATCCCGTTTGGATGGCGGGAATAGTAAACGCCCTCCAGTAGAAGCATACCCTGCATGAGTTGAGTGGCGAGAACGTCCGCCTGATTACATTCACCGATTACCTCAGTGGATATGTCAATGCGTCCGTCCTCGTGCTCGTGCATATAAATGATTGCGAAACCCATCAAGTTGCCTTTGTTTGATCGTCCGCCAGATAATCTATACCTTTT